TTATTCCAAATTATATTCCTGTTTGATTGCGTCAATTTTATTTTGCAAATCTTTTTTGCCTGATGAGGAAACATGGCGGACTCCTTCTTCAAGCTTTTCAATGGCTTTTTCGGGGTTGTTTTCTGCAAGATAGAGGTCGGCGTAGAGTTCATAAACATCTGTTCGTGTAGGGTTAGCCTCCTGATAGCCGTCAATCAGCTGTTCAGCTTTTGAATAATCCTTGCTGTCAATTGCGGTATTTATATTGTTCACAAGATTTGCATTGTAAACAAATGCAAAAACGACTATGGCAATTACAACAGGCACGCCGATGATTATGCCCAATTTTACCATTTTTTTGTTTTTTTCCTTTTTAATACGGGCGAGTTCGGTTTGATAGTCACCGTAATTCATACCGCAGCTCGGACAAACATTTTCGTTGTATTCAAGCATATGACCGCACTTGCAACGCTTTTGCTTCATCTTGTTTATCTCGGTATTTATCTGAAAAATAACAGGGGTATATTTGTTGTTAATCTGAGCCGCCTCGGTTCTTCTTCTCTGCTCATTGGCAATTTTGAGAGCATTGTCAAGTTCGTTTTGCTTACGGGTGTTGACTGCCCCTAAAATCCTGCTGAGGTAGCTTCTGTGTTCATCGGGAGAAAACGAGTACAAATCGTCGAGCAATGAACTGTTAAATTCAATCTTGCCTGCCATAAAGCCGAAAAGGTTCATCTTGACAAGGTTTTCATTTGATGAATCGAGCTTGCAAATATCTTCGCTGTACTTATATGCCTTTGCATAATCGCCGTTATTTGCCGCATTGTTTACCAAATCTTCAAGTGCCTTTATTTTGTCATTTTTATCAATTCTGCGTTCGGTGATGAAATCCTTAATAAGAATTTGAGTGCCGCAATATTTGCAGTTGGTTTTCATCTCTGTAGAATTAACTTCAAGCTGACTGCCGCAATTCGGGCAGTTTAATGTTATAAGTGAATTGTTTGCCATAGTTACTCTCCTTACTGCAGTGATTTACTTACTTCTTTTACAAGACCGAGGATTTGAACACGAGTGACGTCGTTATTTTTGAACACTCGTGGGGGATAGTAGGGGTTGACTGAATGCAACTCAACGGTGTTATCGTTGTAAAGGACCTTTTTAACAACAGCCTCTTCATCGTCAACGAGGACTGCGGCAATCTGACCGCTGTCAACGGAAGATTGTTTTTTAACAAGGATTTTACTGCCGTCATCAATCAGAGGACTCATAGAATCGCCGTGAACATTTATCCATATATATTTATCCTGTTCTGAGGGGCAAGTGATGTATGTAGGCATATAGTCAACAGGCACATCCTGAGCTATCACTCCGAACCCTGCCGAAATGCTGTCATATACCGGTCGCATAAATACATTTGTTTGCGGAAGTGGGGTTGCTTGGTCTTCTTCTTCTTTAAATTCACCAGTAATAAAAGAAACAGGGTTCATTTTTAAGACTTTGGCTAATAAAGCTATTTTATCTCTTCTCATATTAGATATATAACCGTCTTCCCATTTTTTGACGGTACTCTTGCCGACACCAACTGCTTGCCCTACCTGTTCAAGAGTTAGTTTTAATTCAGTTCTTCTTTGGTTAATCATTTTTCCTATATCCATTTTTGTCTCTCCTTATAAGAGGTCTGTAACTATATTTTAACACAAAGTTTCAAAAAAGCAACTACTAAACCGAAAAAATATAAAAAAGTTTCCTAAAGTGGTTGACAAAGGACTGAAAGGAGTATATAATTTAAGTGTCCTAAAGGAAACGAGGTGATAGAAAGTGAATACAAGTGATCTTAAAGCTGAAATTGCAAGAAACAATTTTACAATTCCAAAACTTGCTGAAAAAATGGGAATTGATAAAAAGACACTTTATACAAGAATAAATGGTGTCACTTGTTTCAAGCAGGAAGAAATCGCACAGCTTGCAAAAATTCTCGGACTTAATTCAGATAAGATTATGTCTATTTTTTTTGCTGATGTAGTTTCTTAAAGGAAACTACAACCCAACCAAAACTAAGGGGGTGAGATAAGGTGTTTATCCTTGAATGGTTAATGAAACACCCGATTTTTACATCTATTGCAGTATCCCTGATATCATCAGTGTTATCAGCGTTATTAGTATGCTTGATAGTGTTGACACGATGACGGGTATTGCTACGGAGTTTATCAAAAACTCTTTAATCTTCGTTCTTTCGTGTTCTTTATAATTAAACAATTTATAACTCGGAACAAAATGAACCGTGTCTTCTATTGAAGTTTGAAATGAATCAAAGAAACCTAATTCATTCAATCTCTGACAGCAATAGTGTATTTCAATCTTGCTGAAATTTAGGTGTTTTTGTAAATCTGTTGTTTGAATAATTCTTTCGTCAGGATAATATTTTAAACAGCATTTTACAATCTTTCTGCATTTCTTATCAAGCATATGTACCACTCCTTTGTTTAATATTACCATACAAGGTCGTTTAAAACAATAACACATTGCTTTATTCACAGAAAACAGCGTAAGGAGGTGAAGAAAGACGGAAGTAATAATAATTTTAGGACTGCTAATGCTTTGCACAGCTTTTGTTTCAGCAGTATTAGCTATAAAAATAGTAGCCGCCCATTTGTATAAAACAATAGACAGCTACCTTGATAAGCACGACGCTCAAATTATGGATCTGATTAAGTGGCAAAGGAGAATGAAAATTGAACAAGTTTTTAATGTTTGTAGTGTTTATTCTCAACGCAATTAGCTTACTTCTGCTGATTATAGCAATGCTTATCAAAGCAGGGGTTATCCGTTAAGAAAGAAGTATTCAAAAAGTACAATTAGAATTACTGATAATAGGAAAACAGCAATCAACGGCATTGAATATTTAGTAATTCCTAATATTAAAACTTTTATGTTTCGTGTTTTGTATGTATACATCTTTTTATCTAACGGTCTTAAAGGAATTCCTAAAGCACAACAACAATCATCATATTCTTTGTCGACTAATTTTGAAATGCTTTGAAAGTTAATTTTATCTAATGGAAGAGAAAATACATAGCTGAGTTTTCCGCCTGCGATAAGTTTATTATCGGCAATAATATCTTCGCATTTTTCAACGGCTTGTTTAATTTCAGAAGTAATTTCCTTTTTGTACAAATGTTCTTCAAGCAGGTTGAATATGGGGAAAATCACTAATTCATATCGTTCTTTCAGATAGGTTTTGTTCTGTTCCTTTTTAAATAATATCCAAGACAGAACCAAAGTGCATAAGGTTGAAACTGCGGATATTATTAAAGTCAACCACGATAAAATATCATTCATATTTACGCCCCCTTTCATAGTTAATCATAACATTTAAGGTCGTGTAAAGCAATAAAATATCGAAAAGCAGGTGAGAAAATGGCAAAACTTAAACTTATTGACACAGTCGAAATCGTTTCAGACAAAATTACCAACGAAAAATAGGAGGTGTACATATGCCGAGAGAAAGACCTATCATCAATTGGGATGAAGTGCCGGTGATAATTGATGTGCCGTATGTGGCACGGTTGCTTGCACTTAATGTTGATTACACAACACGGCTTGCACAAAGGGGCGTTCTTCCTGCCCACAAAATCGGAAAGCTTTGGCGATTTGATAAGGAAGAAATCAGACAATACATAAAGGAGCATTAAAAATGGCATTTAAAGATTTAGAAACAAAAAGGTCGCTTAGAAAAAAGTACCGTGACAGCAAAGACCAGCTTAAATACACGCAAAAAAGTCTTGCAAGCACCGAGCAGGAGCGTGACATTGCGAACAGCCACCTCGAAAAAACAAAGGCAAAGCTTGACAAAGTGACAGCCTTATATGTTGCCGAAAGAGCGAAAAACGCAGAACTTGCCCGAAAGCTCAAAGCCTACGAATCATCGGACCCCGAAACAATCGGTTTTGAATGTGTGGGGGTTGAAAATGCCAAAGACTACAAGGTTGTTTGATGAAAAGAACATTTTGCGGACCTTAGCAAAATGTTTATCAAATATAAAGGTGGGAAAATATTTTGAATTACACTGATTTTATATCCTCAAACGGATACATATGCACTGAATCTGAGTTTGAAATTGCTAAGGCACACGCTAAGAACAAGTTGGCGGTTATTATCAGCCGATTTGGTGATGCAAACGGTGAACGCCTTGAGGATTATTACCTTGAACAGCTTATCAGGGAAGAACTCAGAGCTGAAAGAGTATCAAAGGCGTTGTTTGAAATGCAACTTGCAGGCAAAGAGAAATCCCGCATTGCTTAGGAACAGCAACACGGGATTAAACAAAAAGAAATTTAAACAAGCTCATTATATCATATTGAATCGAAAAATCAATAGTTAGGAGATATTAAAATGTGCGAAGTATGCAGAAGTACTCCGTGTAATCCGATGTGCCCAAACGCGCCGCAAGTACTGGTAATGGGGCATTGCAGAGCGTGCAACGCAGAACTCAGATATGATTATACATATTTCAGAGATACAAATGATGATATTTTCTGTTCTCGTGAATGTGCCGAACTTTTTCACGGTATTACCGAGGAAGAATGGTCAATAGATTAAGGAGGTAACATAAAATGACCAAAATTACAGAACCCGTTAATTTGCTTGAAACTGCTGATATGGAAGAAGTAAAAAATCTGTCAACAGTTAATGATGCAGAACCTGATTCAACCGATTTAATTCAGGTAGCTCAGATTCCTGTCATCATCGAGAATCTCAAGCTGGTTAAATCTGAAATTGAGAAAAAGGTAAACACTGCCTGCGAAATGATATGTACAGACGAAAACTACAAGGAAATCAAGAAGTTGCGTTCATCGCTCAATAAGGAATTTGCGGAATTTGAAACTCGCCGAAAAGCGGTTAAATCGGAAATAATAACACCTTATGAGGCTTTTGAAACAGTTTACAAAGATTGCGTGTCATTGCCTTATAAGAAAGCTGATTCCGCCCTTAAAGGTAAGGTTGACGCCATTGAGCAGGGTCTTAAACAGGAAAAGTACGAAAAATCAAAAAGCTATTTTGATGAGTATTCAAAATCACTCGGTATTGATTTTGTGGCATATGAGCAGGTTAGTTTAAACATTACTATGAGCGTATCTCTCAAAAAGCTTAAAGAAACTATAAAATCTAACCTTGACAAGATTATGGATGACTTAAAGCTTATCGCAACGCAGGAGCACAAGGACGAAATCCTGTACGAGTATAAGCGGTCTTTGAATGTATCGGTTGCAATAACTTCCGTAACCGAGAGGTACAAGGCTATTGAAGAAGAAAAAGCAAGGGCAGAAGCCGAAAAAGCAGAGCGTGAAAAGGCTGAACAGGTCATGAAAGATACTATTGCCGAATATGAACCGTTTGTTGCAAATGTGCCTGAAGAAGTTGCTCCTCCGGTTGAAGAAATATCAGAACAGCCACAGCAAGATGAAAAAGTTCTGTCATTGTCTTTCAAAGTATACGGAACAAAATCTCAGCTTAAAGATTTTGCTCTTACGGTAAAACAGTTAATCAGCGAAAGGGGATTAAGATATGAGTAATTATAACATTCAGAATCAGATTCAGCAGAGAAAACCAAAATTTTCAGCCATGCTCCAGACAGTGGCTTTTCAGAAAAGCCTTTCAAATTCAATGAAAGACCCGAAGGAAATCCAAAAGTTCACGGCGGCTATTACCTCAGTAGTGAGTACCAATCCGGCACTCGAAGAATGTGATGCAGGAACAATTCTTTCAGCGGCACTTTGCGGACATTCGCTCGGCTTGCCACCATCACCACAGCTTGGACAGTATTACATGGTTCCGTTTAAGGACCGTAAGAACAATCGTACAACAGCAACATTCGTTCTTGGTTATCGTGGCTATATTCAGCTTGCTATCCGTTCAGGACAGTATAAAAGACTTAATGTGGTGGAAATCAAAGAGGGAGAACTTCTTAATTGGGATCCGCTCACAGAAGAAATTACAATCAAAATGACTGAAGATGAAACAGAGCGTGAAACAGCTGAAACAATCGGATATTATGCTTATTTTCGCTATGTAAACGGCTTTGAGAAAGCTCTTTACTGGAGTAAGGATAAGATGAAACAGCACGCTATGAAGTATTCAGCTGGATATGCAAATGATATCAAGAAGGGTACAAGCTATACATTTTGGGCAAAGGATTTTGATGCGATGGCTAAGAAAACAATGCTCAGACAGCTTATCAGCAAATGGGGCGTTATGAGTGTTGAAATGCAGACAGCGTATGAAGCTGACAATCATATAATCAATGCCGACGGTACTCCCGATTATGAAACGAATACAATGATTGACGCAGATGTACCGTCAGATGCCCCATTACCGGAATCATCTGAACAGCAGATTGATTCCGATGAAGCATTCTCAATCGATGATCTTGCAGAGTGAGATGATTGATGTTGAGATAATCAGTACAGGCTCTAAGGGCAACGCAGTTCTTCTTGACGGTCAGGTCTTGATTGACTGCGGAGTGCCGTTCAGCAAACTTGTTGAGTGTGAAGTGGTTGACCGAGTTAAATATGTTTTTTTAACTCATCAACACGGAGACCATTGTAATGTTGCTACTCTAAAGCGACTGCTGTCCGAACACCCTCTTATTAGGATAATTTACCCCAATTATCTTTGCAAAAAGCTTTTTTCATTAGGTGATACCTCCTTTCAAAACAATTCATTTATTGTTGCACAGGATAAATGGTACTCAATAAGCAACATTACTTTTTCGGCAGTACCACTTCGGCACGATGTTCCAAACATCGGATGGAAGTTACACTTTCGCACTCAACAAGGGATATATAAAGTTATATACGCAACTGATACATCGGAAATCGCTCATATAACAGCTAAGAACTACGATTTGTATCTTGTAGAAGCTAACTACTCAAAAACAGAATTACTTAATCGAATAAAAGATAAACGATTGAAAGGTCAATATGTGTACGAAGATAGAGTTCTTCGTACACATTTGAGCAAAGAAAAGTGCGATGAATGGTTGTATCAAAATATGGGTAATAACAGTTTCTTCGTTTATATGCACCAACACGAGGACTTAGTATGATTACATCAGCGAACATAGTATCTTATGACGGATATAACTTAATAGTAAGACCGCATGAGCGTATCGGCAGAGAACTTGTACAGAAACAAGTACATGAAATTGAACTCAGAATTGTTGACGGACGCACGATTTCTGCCGAACAGCGAAGAAAAATATACGCAATCATCAGAGATATAGCATTTTGGTGCGGAGATAATCCCGAATGGATTAAAGAATATTTCAAGTTTAATTTTTGCGGTGAATTTGGCATTGAATACTTTTCGCTGTCTGATTGCGAAAAAAGCGTAGCAAGAGATTTCATAAGCTATCTGATAGATTTTTGTTTCTACCAAAATATCGGAACAAGAGATACTCTGCTTAATGTTACAGATGATATAGGCAGATACTTGTACAGTTGTCTTGAAAATCGTAAGTGTGCAATATGCAATGCACCAGGTGAAGTTCATCATGTTGACAGAATTGGTATGGGGCGAGATAGGGAACAGATTGTACATATAGGATTAAAAGCTATATGCCTTTGCAGAAAGCACCACGATGAAGCACATCAGCACGAAAAAGAGCTGTTTGATAAGTACAAAATCTACGGTATAGAACTTGATGAATATCTTTGTACAAAGCTGAAACTTAATACAAAAAGAAAGAGGTGATACAGTGAATGGCTGGACAACCAAAGCGAGGGATTGACTTTGCGGCTTGGGATGTTCACTTGTTCGATGATGATGAGAGATTTGATGTGCTTATTGATGCACAGGGTTGGGACGGCTTTGGAGTATTTTTTTGGATTTGTACCAAAGCTTATGCAACAAATGGTTACTATTATGAGTGGCGAGAAGAAACCAGTGCTGCCACGATAGCGAAACGAATGAGCGGTGGAATTAAATCAGATACGGTAAATCAGGTAGTTAAGCTTTGCTTACGAATTGGGCTGTTTGATAACGGGCTGTTTGATAGGGAGAGCATACTGACCAACAAAATGATGCAAGAACGATATATGTACGCTATCGAAAAACGCTCCGTGCGAGGTCGCACAATAAATAGATTATATTGGCTTTTGAAAACGGAAGAAACAAAGGCTTATATAGTTATACCTGAAAATGAGCATAATCTCTCCGAGAATGAACATAATCTCTCCGAGAACGACACAAAGAAAAGTAAAGTAAAGGAAAGTAAAGTAAATAGAAATAATTATTATGCGATGCCGTCTGCAAATGCAGCCGACACCGCCGGTGAAAATATTTTTATTACATTACCTTTGAACGATAAGAGTAATTATTCAGTTTCAAAATCTGATGTTCAGCACTACAAAATTTTGTATCCTGCTGTTGATGTAGAACAACAATTGCGTTCGATGTTGGGGTGGCTCGAAGCTAATCCGAGCAGGAGAAAAACAAGAACCGGCATTAAAGGGTTCATAACTAAATGGCTTAATAAGGTCCAAGACAGAGGAGGTGTAGGATATGGATTCAATCCAAGCGATAATGTCAAGAATAATGTCACCACAGCGAGCGGAGGAAATTATCCAACGGGCGAGAAAGTCTTCTAAAGAGCTTACTCCAAAAGAAAAAGCTGAACAGGAAGCAAAGGTTTTTAATTCTACCCCGGGTAAACTTACGGGTTATGAGTGCGACAAGTGCATGAACAGAGGTTATCTTTATCGTGTAAGAGAAGGTAAAACACCATTCGGTCAGATTACATACGATGTAGTGGCTTGTAAATGTGAATGTTTAAAAGTCAGGGATGAAATAAGAAGAATGCAGAACAGTGGCCTTCAGAAACTTCTTAAGCGATATACTTTTGAAAGTTACAAGACAACCTCAGATTGGCAGAAATATGTGAAAGATAAAGCATATGAGTACATTGACAAATGCTCTGATTGGTTCTTCTTCGGCGGTCAGCCCGGTTGTGGAAAGACACATATATGTACAGCTATTGTCGGAGCATTACTCAAAAAAGGCAAAGCACCTAAATATATGCTTTGGCAGGATGATATTACCAAAATCAAGCAGGCATCGAGTAATTTAGAGGTGTATGAAGCTCTCATAAATTCATATAAGCAAGCGGAAATTCTTTACATTGATGATTTCTTTAAAACTCGCAGGGGCGATTTTGTCTCAACAGCTGATGTCAATGCTACATTTAAGATTATCAATTACAGATACAATGAAGGATTGCCGACTATCATAACATCTGAATTATCACTTGAACAGATTTCGCAGATTGATGAGGCTTTAGGCAGTAGAATTTCAGAAATGGCTAATCCGAAAATTTTTATTAAAGCCGATAAAAATAAGAATTACCGTTTTACGAGAGGAAATGAAAATGATGTCTGAAGCACAGGAGCAATGTAAACTCATTAAATGGGCGGATAAATGTGTGCAAATGAAAATACATCCTGAACTTTCAATGCTGTACGCTGTTCCAAATGGTGGCAGAAGAGATAAAGCCGAAGCCGCACATCTTAAAAGGCAAGGAGTTAGGGCAGGTGTTCCGGATTTATGCCTTGCTGTGCCAAAAGGTAAATATCACGGCTTATATATTGAGCTTAAAGTCGGCAACAATAAGACTTCTGAACATCAGGATAAATGGTTGCAGAATCTTTCACGGTGCGGATACGCCGTAAAGGTATGTTATGGCAGTACATCAGCAAAGCAGACAATTGAAAAATATCTGCAATTGGGTGATTGATTATGAAATTGCAGGTTTGTCGAAAGTGTAAACACGAATATCATCCATGTAGCATACGGAAATGCCCATACTCTGAAAAAGGTTTGTACATATGTGTTTATTGCTGTAAGCATTGCAGGTTTTGCAAGCCCGTAAGCACAGGCTTTGTCTGTGGATTTGAAAGAAGAGAAAGCGTTGAAAGCGAGAATACCCGTTAAGCTAAAAAAAGAGGCTATGGCGGAGATTAACCGCCTTGCAGACAGGGAATATCAGAAGGTCAAGGACAAAGAAATCAATGACCTGACAAGGCGAATTTTTAAGACTATTGTATTTGCCTTGTATAAGGATTTCGGCTTTGGTCGTGACAGATGTGCGAAAGCTTTGAGGTCGATGACCGAGATAGTCGAACACTCCGACACTGACGAAGTGTTTTGGGAGCATATCGACCGTGTGGTTATCGACAAGCTGAAACTTGAATTTGACCGCAGAGATTATACCGACAACGGAAAAGTTGTAAATTTTGAAGGAGATGAAGAGTAATGAGAGAAGTTACAATAGGAGATTTCGTAGCAACAGTTCTCGGTGTTAATGGAATTTTAATTGATGTAAGAAATACCCCCTATGGCACAACTGCATATATCGCTACAGCTGATGGACGAACATTTTATTGTCCTGTTAGTGCTTTAAAAGATTGTATTTACAAGGAGTAATTATGAGAGAAATATTATTTAGAGGTCAAACTCGCAGATATGGCGAAAAAGTCAAATTAAACGGTGAGAAAATAAAAAGCAATTGGGTTTACGGCGGTATTTTTCCACAGAATGGTGATGGCGATTTTGCAATAATTTATCAGCAAGAGCCTACAGTCGAAAAATATCCCGTTTACGCAGATACGGTCGGACAGTACATAGGTATGGTTGACAAGAACGGTACAAAAATTTTCGAGGGAGATATTTGTAGTTTTTGCAATACAGACGGTGAACTTATTAATTATGAAGTTCTGTGGTTTGGCGGAAAATGGGTAGTAAGAGAAGCAAACTCTAATGTGGTTGATGATTTAGATTTATTCTTTTGCGAACGCTCCGTTGTTATCGGCAGCATCTATGACAATCCCGAACTGCTGAAAGGGGAAAACAATGACTAACTTTGAAAAAATCAAATCAATGAGCAAAGAGCAGATGACACATTTTATGCTTGATATTATGCTTGATACATTAAATAACAATGTTTGCGGTTATTGCGAAAATTGTGATGCTCCTTGTCTTGGAAACGAAGAAATTATTAGAAAATGGCTTGAAAGTGAGGTAGATATGGATTGACAGCAAGAGAGATTAAGGACATCAACCGAGAGATTTCACGGCTCAGGGCGAAAATGGCACGGATTCAGGCTGAGGCGGACAACACGGCGGTGACGCTGGGTGAACGAATTGTTCCGTCAGGTCAGACATCCGACAGAGTGGGCAATGCGGTGGTGCAGATTGCCGATATTCAGCGTGATATTCAGAACCTTGAAATCCGCAGGAACTCGGCTCTGAACAGCCTCTCACGGGATGATTTTGTGGAAAACTGCCTGTTTATGCACCTCGGCTTAAAATACAGCTGGGCGAAGATTGCAGTCGATACAGGCGGAATCAATACCCCCGACAACATAAGAAAAATGTGCAACCGCCACCATTGGTAAATTTGTCCGTTTTTCCGTTTTAGGTGCGGTATAATGTAAACTGAAGAAAGCAACAAAACGACATAGGCATTTATGTCCTCCTAAAATAATTCGCACAGACCGCTCTCATTTGAGGGCGGTTTTGTGTTGTGAGGGAAAATCAGATAAAAGAGGTGAGGTGATTGCCCAATGAGAAAAATTTAATACCGTTTACATCTGACCAAAGCCGTGATGAAGCCGTGAAAAACGGAGCAAAGGGCGGTAAGGCTTCGGGCAAGTCACGCCGCCGTAAAAAGAGTATGAAACAGGTTATGGATATGTTACTTTCGTTGCCTGCCAACACTCCTGCCGACTGGAAAATGCTTATTGATATGGGAATTAATGTTGATGAGATTGACGAAGATTTGGTCAATAATTTGCTCGTTGTAAATGCGGCACTTCTCAAAAAGGCTAAAACAGGTAATGTTAATTCCATTAAAGAATTAAGAAATATTATTCGTGACAATGTTTTTGAAAATCATAAAATCAAGCTCGACAATGCCTATCTCGACATTGAACGCAAAAAGGCTGAACCGCCAAAGAGTGACGGTTCTGAGTACAAAGGAATACCGGCTAATGTGGTTGCACCGTCGTTTTCGTCGGTGCTTTTTGATATTGAGGGTAAAGAACATTCGGAATATGTTTTTCCCGGCGGAAGAGGTTCAACAAAATCGTCTTTCGTCAGTCTGAATGTTATTGATTTGCTTATGAAGAACGAGGATATGCACGCCTGTATTTTTCGTCAGGTAGCCGACACTCTGCGCAGTTCGGTGTATCAGCAGATTTTGTGGTCAATCTCTGCTCTCGGTCTTGAAAGCAAGTTTAACTGCACCGTGTCGCCTCTCGAAATTACAAGGATAAGCACAGGACAGAAAATATACTTCCGTGGTGCAGATGATCCGGGCAAGATTAAATCAATTAAAGTACCGTTCGGCTATATCGGCGTTGTGTGGTTTGAAGAACTTGACCAGTTCACGGGTGAGGAAGCTGTCAGAAAGATTGAACAGTCGGTGATTCGTGGCGGTGACACGGCTTTTAAATTTAAATCGTTCAACCCTCCGAAATCTGCACAGAACTGGGCGAACAAGTATGTTAAAATTCCCCGTCAAGACAGGCTCGTTATTGAGAGTACATACCTTACAGTACCGTCAAAATGGCTCGGAAAGCCGTTTATAGATGACGCAGAGTTTCTGAAAGAAACAAACCCTACCGCCTATGAAAACGAGTATATGGGCATTGCTAACGGCACAGGCGGCAATGTATTTGATAATGTTGTTATTCGTGAGGTCACAGATGACGAAATTCAGACCTTTGACAGATTTTACAGAGGAGTTGACTGGGGCTGGTATCCTGATCCGTTTGCCTATGATTGTATGACTTACATTCCAAGTCAACACAAGCTCATTATTTTTGACGAGGAACATTGCAACAAGACAAGCAACAGGGAAACAGCCGAATTGCTCAGAACTAAGCACGGAGTTACAAGCAATGATTTAATAACTTGCGACAGTGCAGAACAGAAGTCAGTCGGCGATTACAGGGCTGACGGTTTAATGGCTCGTTCGGCAGAAAAAGGACCCGGTTCGGTTGTTTACTCAATGAAGTGGTTGCAGTCTTTACGGGAGATCGTGATTGATAACACACGCTGTCCGCATACTGCACAGGAGTTTCTCGACTATGAATACGAGCGTGACAAGGACGGCAATGTTATCAGCAGTTATCCCGATAAGGACAACCACCATATTGACGCTGTCAGATATGCAATGAACAGAGTATGGAAACGCAGAGGTGAATAATGGGACTTATAGATTTTTTGAAGGGAGTGTGGAGGCGAATGTTTCCGCTTGAAAATATTCAGCAGGCGCTTAATTTACGGCTTGCGATTACAGCAGAAATGCAAAAGGCTATCGGTATATGGCAAAACTGCTATGTCGGCAAAGCTCCGTGGCTTGATGAAAATGTCATCAGTTTGAGGCTTGAGCAGTCAATAACAAGGGAGTTTGCTAACATTACGCTTAACGAAATGACGGTGAACATTTCAAATGAAACGCTGTCAAAATTGTTTGAAACTGCAACCGAGGAGCTTAATTCGGAGTTACAGTCAGGTCTTGCAACAGGTGCAATGGTCATCAAGCCTTTGGGCGGTGACAGGGTGCAATATATCTCGGCAAATGCTTTTGTGCCGATTGAGTTTGACGCAAAGCACAGGCTTGTAAAGGTCATCTTCCCCGAATTTAAGAAAATCGGTGACAACTACTACACAAGGCTTGAATATCACAGCCTTGACAAGGACAAGGGCTTGACTGTTACTAACACGGCTTACCGTTCGTCATCATCCGAGGTTCTCGGTACTGAAATTCCTCTCGCTGTCATTGACGAGTGGGCAGACTTACCACCTGCGGTCACATACCCCGATATGAAAAGACCTGCGTTCGGTTATTTCAGAGTGCCGATTAAAAACACGATTGATGGCTCGTCCTGCGGTATGTCGATTTTTGACAGCGGACTTGAAATCATTCAGAAAGCCGATATACAGTTCGGACGGCTTGACTGGGAATTTGAAAGCGGAGAGCGTGCGATTCATGTTGATTCTGCCGTATTTAAGGACGGCAAAGCCGACAGACTTAACAGGCGTTTGTACCGTGCCGTTGATGTGGATTTGGGCGACGAAGAACTGTTCAAGGATTTTTCACCTGCGTTCCGACAGTCCGACATTACGGACGGCTTGAATACATATCTGCGTATGATTGAATTTGCGGTCGGTCTTGCATACGGTGACCTTTCAAACCCCGAAACAGTTGCAAAGACTGCTACGGAGATTAAGTCGGCAAAGGACAGGAAGTACAACACCGTCACGGCAATTCAGAAGCAACTTCGCTATTGCCTTGATGACTTGGTGTATGCTCTTGCCTTTTACAATTCGCTGACAACAAGCGGTTATTCGTTTGTATGCGATTTCAAGGACAGTATTCTGACTGATGAAGAAACCGAACGCAAGCAGGATATTCAGGACTTAAACCTTGGTATTATGCGACCTGATGAGTACCGTATGAAGTGGTATGGAGAGGACGAAAAGACAGCGAAAAAGAATCTTCCGCAGTCCTCTGAGGTTATCGAATAATGTTCACTCCGACTGAAATTGAGGCTTTGCCCTCGGCTATGGAACAGCTGTACCGCAGTTTACAGTTAAATATTATGTCCGACCTTACGGAGCGTTTGAAAGCTAACGGTGAGGAGATAACCTCTGCCGCCGATTGGCAGATAAACCGCTTGTATGAATTGGGCGTGAGCAAGGACGAAATAGACAGCCTTATTCAAAGCACGCTCGATGTGTCTGACGATGAAATCGACAGAATCTATGACGAAGTCGTGAAATCGGGATATGCAAGAAACGAGAAGCTTTATACAAGCAAGGGCAAAGAGTATTATATTCCTTATGCAGAAAATAAACAGTTGCAACAACTTGTAAAGGCGGTCAAAAATCAGACAAAATCGGAGTACCGGAACATTACAGGCTCACTCGGATTTGCCGTGAGAAATGCCGACAATACGCTGTCATTTACTCTGCTTGCGGACTTTTACCAACGCACTCTTGACAACGGACTTATGCAGATTGCAAGCGGTGCGGTTGATTATAACACAGTCCTTAAAAGAGCGGTTAAAACTATGACCGACAGCGGATTGCGTACCGTCGATTATGCAAGTGGTTGGAGCAATCGTGTTGATGTGGCGGCACGCAGGGCGTTGATGACAGGTTTTAATCAGGTGGTTACAAAGGTCAACGAGGACAATGCCGAACAGCTCGGCACGGAATATTTCGAGGTCAGCTATCACCGTGGTGCAAGACCGACACATCAGGTGTGGCAGGGCAGAGTGTACAGCAAAAAGGAGCTTGAAACAGTCTGTGGTCTTGGTACAGTAACGGGGCTTTGCGGTGCTAATTGCTATCACAGCTATTCGCCGTTCATCAAGGGCATTGATACGCCGACATACAGCGAAGAAGAACTTGACCGTATGAACGAGGAAGAGAACACGCCGAAAGAATACAACGGCAGACAGTACACGGCATATGAGGCACAGCAGAGGCAAAGACGGCTTGAAACCGCAATGCGTGCCGACCGACAGAAGATTGAACTGCTCACACAGGGCGGTGCCGATGACGACACAATCACAGGCGCAAAGGTCAGATATTTTCAAAGGCAGGACGAATATGTAAAGTTTTCCAAAGCAATGAACCTCCCTCAGCAATGGGAAAGAATAACCGTTGACGGCAAAAATGCTTTAGGCTCAAAACTCCCGAAAAAGGCAGAACGCTTTGACCGCCGTGCCGAATACAGCCTTGATGGAGACAATAAACGAATAGCCCAAACCCGAGCCGATGAGTGGCACGATAAAGCAAAAAAAGCAAAGAAAAAGAGTAAAAAAATAGATACAGGCACAAGTCAGAAATCAGATGTTCAGAAAAAAACTGTTGAAAAGGCAGAAAATAATGATATAATTAAAGAAACAAAACAACTGTCTTTGAGTAATGTTGAAGAATTTGAAAATTGGCAGAATGATTATTATGAACTAAATAAAGATGTATCGTTCAGTCGAGATGATAACCCTTCTATTTACCGATATACAGGTGGTGATTACGACATTATCAACGCTCTTGAAAGAGGTGGAGAGTCTCTTGAAAAGGTTAAAAAACGCTATGGTGAAAAGTATGTGAGTAGCCTTAATGGTGTTGGTGATGAGATATCAAAAGAACTATCGAAATTCAAGCTGAACGAACCTTTAAAATTAAAACGGTCCGTGGGGAATGTGGATTTTATTACGAATGCGACTTCATCGGTTGAAGATATGCGTAAAATGATTGGTAAAAAATTTACTGAGAAGGGATTTACCAGCACAACCTTGTGTTCTGATACACAGTTAGCATTTGGTGGAATTGATAAGCCAACGAGAACTACTCTGGAAATTATTGCACCAAAGGAAACTAAGGGAGCTTATCTATACAAAATTTCAGATAGTCCTGCTGAATTCGAATTTTTGATTGATAAGAATACAACATATGAAGTTGTTGACGCTGGAGAACGAGAGATAACTGTAAAAGATTATAAAGGTAATTACGAAAAAAAGACTGAACGATTTATGACATTAAAGGTGGTTGAACAATGATAGATAATCCCGTTGATTGGTTTTATCATAGTGCAAAATACGCTATTGATAATACAGGTACTATTCAATACGGATGTGCATTTTTGATGAACGATAATGCACCAAAATCAGTAGTTGTTGAATATAAAAAATACCTTAATCTTATTAAGAAACCTTTTTTCTCTTCTGAAATTGGAATTTTTGAACCGTATGTAGTTAATGGACAACATAGGTACAAATTAATAGGTTTTTCTGAAAACCTGACTGCTTTTGAAAAAGAACAAGCTCATATATTTAAAAGCTTAATAGAAAACGGCTATATTAGCAATGACCCATTTATCTAACCGCTCCGTAAAAAGGGCGGTTTTGTTGTATCTTTAACTTGCCAAGAATAGCCTAAGAGCATGAAAAACGGCTTGTTTACGGCATTATTTAACTTGCCTGCAACTTGCCAAAGCAAAACTTAATACATCAAATCAGCACTTTGAGAAATCAGAGTGCTTTTTTATTATTAATCAAAGAAAGGTTTGATACTATGAGAAAAAGAATTTTAGCAATTGTACTTATGGTAGTTATGATTGCAACAACCGTACTGGTTACTGTGGGTTGTACCGAGGCAACGCAGGTATCGTACAATGTTTCGCAGGAAGCAGACAATTTCAATGTGATACGCAGGCTTACGGTTATTAACACAAGAACCGATAAGCCGTCATTTGAACTTGTTGCCGCTTTTTCATTACAGGTCGATAATGACGATAACCAAATTGAGGTTGTCTGTGAAACGGGCAAGGGTGAATACAAAAAGCATATCATAGGTCTTAATGATGAAACTATGTATGTTGTAGAGGACATAAGCGGTGCAGAAGTGGACAAATACCGTTATGAAATTAACTTCCTACCTAAACAGATTTTACCGATTACATTTAAGAGTAAAGATTAACAGTTAAACTCGTCGATTTCGACCGGTTTAGAAAGGTGGTGACAGAATGAAAATCAGAGTGACAACAGCATTTAATGACAGGCAGAACGGTTATGTAACCCGACCTGTGAATGAAGTTTTTGAATGTTCCGAGCAGAGAGCAAAGGAACTCATTGACGGCGGTTTTGCAGAAGAGCTCAAGCCTGACGCTCCCAAAAAGCCGAGAGCCAAAGCAGTTAAAACAGAAAAAACAGAAAAAGCAGATTAAGCGCCCTTGCATTTGATTGCATAGGTGCTTTTATTTTACCCTGTCGTAGGTTATAACGGCTGAATTTCTACCGCAGGCAAAGCGGAATACAAGCTATGCAGAAAGGATTTACTATGAAGAATATACACACACTTCTCTCCGAAATCGGCTTTACAGTTCCCGAAGATAAAAAGGTAGACTTTGAAAAAGCCTTTGCGGATAATTACAAAACCGTGTCAGAGGTTGAAAAGCTCCGCACATCAAGGGACAACTACAAGTCACAGCTTGAAACTGCACAGACTGCACTCAAAAAGTTTGAGGGTGTCAATGTGGACGAGCTCAAGGGCGAAATCGAAAAGCTCAACGGCGACCTTGCAACCAAAGAGAATGAGTATCAGACAAGGATTGCGGATATGGAATTTAACTCAGTGCTTGACGGTGCAATTTCGGAAAGCGGTGCAAGAAACACAAAGGCTGTCAAGGCTCTGCTTGACCTTGAAAACCTGAAAACATCTAAAAATCAGGCAGATGACATCAAAAAGGCTCTCGAACAGGTTAAGTCCAAAAACGGCTATATGTTCGGTTCTGATGAGCCTTTTCAGAATCCAGTCGGTGCAACCGAAACAGGTAACGGCGGTACAGGCTCAAATCCGCTTGCGTCAATGCGTGCGGCTATGGGACTTTCTGCCGAAAAGAAATAATTTTATTAAATCTATGAGGTGATTTTATTATGGCAAACACAATTGCACTTTTTAAACAGTACACAGCGTTGCTTGATGAGGTCTATAAGCAGTCTGCACTCACAAGCAAAATTGACGGTGCGTCAGACCTTGCAACACAGGGCGCTAACGCAAACGAGCTTATCATTCCGATGCTCACAATGGACGGTCTTGCAGACTACTCACGCAACAGCGGTTATGTTGACGGCAATGTTGAGCTTACGAACGAAACCGTGAAATGTAACTTTGACCGTGGCAGAATGTTCACGGTTGACACAATGGATAATGCAGAAACGGCAGGCATTGCATTCGGCAGACTTTCGGGCGAGTTTATCCGCACAAAGGTTGTTCCCGAGCTTGACGCTTTCCGCTTTGCAAAGTATGCCGGTACAAGCGGTATTTCTTCCGTGAGTGCAACTCTCACAACAGGCGAAGAGGTTGTAAAGGCTCTCCGCACAGCCTCAACAAAAATGGATGAGGACGAAGTTCCTTTCGAGAACAGACACCTTTTCATCACATCACCGCTTTACGGTCTTGTGCAGGATCTCGATACAACAAAGTCAAGGGAGGTTCTCAGCCGTTTTGCAGATACCACACTTGTTCCTCAGTCAAGATTCTATACAGCAATTGAACAGCTTGACGGCACATCCTCAAGCAAGGAAAAGGGCGGTTACAAAAAGGCGACTTCGGGCAAGAATATCAACTTTATGATTATTCACGGCTCTGCTCCGATTCAGTTCACAAAGCACCTTGACACAAAGGTTATTGAGCCGTCAGTTAATCAGAGTTCTGACGGTTGGAAGTTTGGTTATCGTATGGTCGGTATTGCCGATGTTTACGAGAATAAAAAGGCAGGTATCTACTGCCATTCAGCCGTAGAGGCTTAAAGGAGTTTTACTATGACCGCTTATGCCGATGAAGGCTATTACATCTCTGAATATCTCTGTGGCAGAAAGGCGGTCATTGTTTCCGCCTTTGATTATTATGCACGCTCTGCAACCCTGCTCATTAAGGCATACACAGGCGAAAATGTTGACGGGAACAATATTCCCGAAAGCGTAAAACTCTGCTGTTGTGAGCTTGCAGAGCTTGTATATAACGATGAAAAGCAGTCCGCAAATTCAGGAATTTCATCCGCAAGCGTCGGTGATGAATCCGTAAGCTATGTGTCCGAAGAAGAGCGTAAAACCGCCCATAAAAAGGCTGTCAGACACACAATTTACAAGTATCTTGCCGACACCGATTTGCTGTACAGAGGTGGTCGCAGATGATTATTACCCCTGAAAGCTCCTGCACAATCTACAGATTCAACGGCTCAGGCTATGACCGATATTTCATTCCCGAATGTCATTGGCAGGAGAACAAGGCTCGCAATGTGCTTAAAAGCGGAATGCAGAACGCTGACAGCGTGACGGTGTATATTCCGATTGAATCCGCAGGACTTTTGCCCGACTTTTTAAAGCCGAGCGAAAACCTTTTTGCAGGTCAGCTATGCACCCCTCAGAACAGCGCACAGGACATTATTATTAAGGGCGAGAGTAATTTTACCTTTGATAATTCAAACCCTCAGAGCGTGTCACAGAGCCTTAAAACGCTAAAGCAAAAACACAGGTGCTATGCGGTTATGTCGATTGATGAAAAGCTCTACGGCGTAACCGATTTACAGCACATCAAAATTTCGGCGAGGTGATTGCATGAAGATTGTTCAACCGCCCGATTTTGTCATCAAGTCGAAAAACGGTACGGCAGGTTTCCTCTGGGATAAAAAGTTTGCAGTCCGCAAAAATGCCGATGTGTTAAAGGTGCAAAAGTATGTTGACAGCACGGTTTTACGATTGATGAAACCCTATACACCATTCAGAAACGGCGTGCTTGAAAAGTCGGCAACCCTCTCAACGGTTATAGGCTCGGGTGAAATTCATCAGAACACACCGTATGCGAGGTATCTCTACTACGGCAAGGTTTACGGTCCTAATATCCCGATTAAGAAAAACGGTGTTATTGTGGGCTATTTCAGCCCTAAAGGACAGAAGAAACACCCCACAGGCAAAATGCTTGTTTATTCTCGGGCAAAGCACCCTCTTGCCGGCAAGATGTGGTTTGAACGAATGAAAGCTGACCGTAAAAAAGAGATTTTACAGGGTGCTGCTAAAGTGGCAGGAGGCACGGCAGAATGAACATAATTGAACTTATGCAGAGCATTGTGATGAGCTTTCCAAAGCTGAACGATGTCCTGCACATTGACTACACAACCCCTGACACCGACAGCTACGGCTTATCTCCGACAGGCGACACACTGATTAAATCCGATGTTCTCGGCAATCAGGAGCGACAGCACACATTCATCTTGTACACTGTTTATCAGTCGGTTAATGACTATGACCGACTTGCCAACAGCGGACTTATTAACGAGTTACAGCTGTGGCTTGAAAAACAGGCGAATGGGCAAACGCTGACCGTAACGGTTGGCAACAATGAGCTTGCAGGTACGCTCACAAAAATAACCTGTTCAAACGGTATGCTTTATGACATACCCGACAGCAATTTAATTGGTAATGTAATGTATCAGTTACAGATTACCGCAGATTACAAAATCGAAAGTGAGGAATTTTAATTATGGCAGTAACAACACCCGATATCGGTAAACTCAAAAGAAGTTATCTCATGCACTACATTGACGCAAGTTTTGGTGGCGAAACCCCTAAGTGGTTTTTGATTGGCAGAGATATTGAAGATATGTCCGTTGAACTCAACCCCGACACAGAAACAGTCAAGAACATTCTTGACGAAACGGTTGTAAACGATAACGGCTATGAACCGTCAATTGACGCAGACACTTATTACGCAAACACAGGCGATGCAATCTACGAAAAGATTAAGGATATTGCAATGAACCGCCTTACAGGTGATGACTGCAAGACTGCAATTCTTGAAGTCCTTGTTGATAAGAAGACAGGCCCGTATGACGCTTGGACTGAAACCTGTATCGTAAAGCCACAGTCCTACGGCGGTGCTCAGGGCGGTGTGAACATTCCGTTCAACATCGCATTTAACGGCGACAGACAGCAGGGTACGGCTACAATTGAGAAGAAAGTGCCGACCTTTACCGCAACGGTTTAATCTTTGGGGAGGGATTGATTTATGCAGAAACTTGTTTTTGACAGAGGTTACAAGGAGTATCAGATTGGCGATGACGAAAACACAGTAATCCGTATCAACACCGCGGATGTGGGCATTCTTGCAAGGCTCAACGAGGCAGTCAAGAATATTGAGCAGATTCAGAAGAAGTATGAAAACGCTGAAAAAGCTGAAAACACAGACGCAATTCAGCTTATCACCGAGTGCGACAAGGACATCAGAGAACAGATTAACTACATTTTCGGTTCGGATGTCTGCACGGTTGCCTTTGGTGAAATTAACTGTCTTTCACTTGCGGGCGGTAAGCCGATTTTTGAAAACTTCCTTGAAGTGCTTATTCCTGTTATGCAGGCTGATTTTGAATCGGCACAGAAAATTTCCGATAAGAAAGTCGGCAAATACACTTCACAGGTGAAAAAGTGATTGAATTACTGCCGAAAAGCCTTGAGGTTGACGGCAGAAACTACGAAATCAATTCCGACTTCCGTGTTGCTCTGCTGATTTTCAAAGCCTATGCAGACGATGATCTGAACGATTTTGAAAAATGCCGAGTGTGTGTCGAGTGCCTTTACAAGGAGATTCCTGAAAATTACCAAAAGGCACTTGACAGGGCAACTTGGTATCTTGACGGCGGAGATATTCCGCAGGGCAAACAGCTCCCCGTCCGTGTGCTTGATTGGGAACAGGACGGACATATAATCTTCCCTGCTCTCAATAAGGTTGCAGGAGCGGAAACACGCACAGTCGATTATATGCACTGGTGGACTTTTCTCGGCTTGTTCAATGAAGTGGGTGACGGCTTGTTTACACAGGTGATTTCAATTCGCACCAAAAAGGCAAAGCATAAGAAGCTCGACAAAACCGAACGGGATTTTTACAGCGAACATAAAGAACTTATCGACCTAAAGCCCAAACTCACAGCAGAAGATAAAGAGGAACTTGACTTCATAAATTCGCTTGTGTAGTGTAGTATCTTATCACATATTGTTGACATTCTCTAAATGTTAGTGTATGATTAAATAAAAACTATATTGTTTTAACATTTAGGAGGATAAACAATGAAAAGTAAATTTTATGAAGTTATGGCTTGGATTATCGGTATCGTCGGAATTATCGGTAGTATTGTTGCAGGTTTTCAGTTCCCAACTTCCACATACAATTCTGTTACAGAAGAATTCACAACAGGCTTTAATATGGGAATGACTGTAATTTGTCTGATTTCCGTTGCGGTTCTCTGTATGATTTTTGCAGGTATTTCCTGTATTCTCAAAAAACTTGAATTTCTTTGCGGTGAACAGGAAACAGAGGAAAGCAACGAAAACAATAGCGGAAGTAACAATTCGCCCGATAAATGGGAATGCCCAAACTGCCATTGTATGAACTCATATAGCAATGTTGCGGAATGTCCCAATTGCCATTGGAAAGCGTAATTAAAACAAAAAGCCACTCCAAAACGGGGTGGCTAAAATTTTAAAAAAATAAATAAAAAACTTCTTGACTTTTGCCCGACAATATTATATAATTATGCCAGACAAAAGAAAGGAGGATAGTTAGATGTCACCAAGAACAGGCAGACCAACCAACAACCCAAGACCTAACAAAATCAGTATTAGGATAAGTGATAGTGATAAAAACTTATTAGAAAAATATTGTGATCAGGAAAAGGTTAATAAAACTGAAGCAATAAGCCGAGGAATAAAAAAGTTGGAAAGCGATATAAAAAAATAACAGTACCGTTTGACTGTGGAAAGAAGAACGATACTGTTATCACCGACAGGTAACCCTATCTGAAATCTATTATATCATTTAGGGCTACTTCTGTCAAACAAAACGATTGATAGGAGTTTTTATTATGCAGAAAATATTCACAAAGTACTATCCTAACATAGATAACATTTTCGGAAACTATGTTATAAGTGATGAGTATTCTAAAAATCCATTGACGGTTGAAGTCAATAAAGTTTCAAGTGAAGCAATCGACAAGGCTGTTGAACTTATAAAAAGAGGAAACGAGTTAAAAGCCGCCGACACTTTTGTTGAGGGAGTTGTTGTTCACGAAGAACTTGGTTTCTTACTCGGATTTACCTACGCAATGAAACTTGCACAGGAAAGTATGAAAAGATGAAAGGACTAAATGATATGAAAGCTATGGAATACAAAGGACAGAAAGTTATCACAACAGCAATGCTTGCAGAAGCATATGGAACTGATACAACAAATATCAGAAATAATTTCAAGAGGAACAAAGAAAAGTTTATAGAGGGAAAACATTACTTCTATTTACAGGGTGACGAACTCAAAGAATTTAAAAAGGTAGTAACCGAAAGTTACTTCCCTAACAATATGGTTACTCGCCTTTACCTCTGGACTGAAAGAGGGGCAAACCACCATTGCAAAATTCTTGATACAGACAAAGCGTGGGAACAGTTTGAAAATCTTGAAGAAACCTATTTCAGAGTTAAAGAGGCAGTCAATGCGTTTATTTCTCCCGATACGGTAAAGTACCTCAACGGTGTTGCAAATTATCTTCGTATTCAGCGTACAATTATGAAAGACAAAGGTTGCACACCTCTTGAAATTGCTCAAATGGATAAACTGACTTGTGATACATATGGAATTCCAATTCCCGACAGTTTGTCAGCTCCTAAACCATATGAACAGCTTGCAATTGCAGGTGTTACACAAAAGAAACTTGCTCCAAATGTAAATTAACCACAATTAAATATCTGTTAATTACAGCGCATATCTTCGGGTATGTGCTGTTTTTATATCCAAGGGTGTCGCTATTTGCTACGCCCTTTATTTTATATTGAAAGGATGTGAAAATATGGCGGTTGACGGTTATCTGAATTTTGACACGAAACTTGATACATCGGGTTTTAGCGACGGTGTGGCACAGGTTAATACTACTGTTACCAAATCAATCGAAAGGGTAAAAAATCAGCTTAAGACCTTTGCAAAGACTGCCGCTGTTGCTTTCAGCACTTATGCAATTACAAATTTCGGCAAAGAGTGCATTGAGCTTGGTTCTGACCTTGCGGAGGTGCAGAATGTTGTTGATGTTACTTTTCCGGCAATGACCAAACAGGTTGACAAGTGGGCAAAAAGTGCAGCTAATTCTTTTGGTTTGTCCGAAACAATGGCAAAGCGGTATGTCGGTACTTTCGGCTCAATGGCTGAAGCTTTCGGTTTTACAGAGAAAGAAGCCTATGATATGTCAACCACGCTGACAGGACTTGCAGGCGATGTTGCTTCATTCTACAACATCAGACAGGACGAAGCCTATACAAAACTTAAATCAGTATTTTCGGGCGAAACCGAAACTTTAAAAGATTTAGGCATCGTAATGACACAGACTGCGCTTGACAGCTATGCCCTTGCAAACGGTTACGGTAAGACCACAGCTAAAATGACCGAAGCCGAAAAAGTAACATTGCGTTACAAGTTTGTTCAAGACCAGCTCGCCAATGCGACGGGTGACTTTGCCCGAACGCAGGACAGTTGGGCGAATCAGACAAGAATTTTACAGCTCCGACTTGACAGCCTGAAAGCAACACTCGGTCAGGGACTTATCAATGTGTTTTCTCCGCTGTTAAAAAATCTTAATTCCTTTATCGAAAAATTAGATGTTGCAACGGAAAAATTCAAAAGCTTTACGGAACAGGTTTTCGGCTATTCATCTGCAACCGACAATTCCGCAAATTCCGCAAGCTCTGAAATGACAGACCTCGCCGATGAAACAAAGAGTGCAAACTCTGCACTTGCAACAACATCGAAAAAGACAAAGGAAATTAAAGACAATCTTCAAGGATTTGACAGGCTCAATGTGATGAGCCTTGAAAACAGTTCATCAGATGACAGCACAGCAGTAAACAGCCCCACAAAGAAATCATCTAAAGCCGCAGTCAACGCACTTGATACTGCCACAACAGCGATTGAAAAGCGTACAAACAAGGTTTTTGACAGCATTAAAAGAGCCTTGAATAATCTGAAAAATGCTTTTGTTTCAATCGGTGAATCGTGGAAGAGAGTGTGGAAAAACGGCACAGGCGAAAAGATTATCGGAAACATCAAACAGCTTTTGAAAAATGTTTTTGATATCATCGGTGATATTTCAGGAGCGTTTACAAAGGCTTGGAATAAGGCAGGACTTGGTGACGAGGTTGTGCAATCCATTATCGACAAATGGAACAGCTTGCTTGAACTTGTAAACACGATCGCAGAGGATTTCCGCAAGGTTTGGAATAACGGCACCGGTGAGAGAATTTGGACTAATATTCTGAATATTATCAAAAACTGCAACAACTACACCAAAACTCTGCGGACTAAAATCAAACAGGCTTGGGACAAAAATGAATCGGGCAAAAAGATTTGGGAAGCAATCCTTGGCATTGTTGAAGATATCACAGGCTTTTTGAGCGATATGTCAGAAATTCGTCTTGAATGGCTTGAAAGTCTTGATTTGTCACCGCTTGTATCAGCTGTTGCCGACCTCGGACAGGCATTCAGAGATTTGCTCAAAGCCTGCGGAGATAAGCTGAAACAGGCATACAAGAATATTCTTCTCCCACTTGCAAAATGGACAATTGAAGAAGCAGTTCCGAAACTTGTAGAAGCCCTTGCAGGAGCGTTTAAACTGTTAAGCAAAATAGTTAAATCTATTAGTGACAAAACCTTGTACGCTATCGCAGGCGGCATTACTGCAGTCGGTACAGCTGTTGTTGTTTTCAAGGCAGGACAAGCGATTGCAAGCGGAATTGACAAAGTCAAAAATGCTATAAAGTTATTTTTGACAACTGTTTCTGCAAATCCAATCTTAGCCGTTGCCGGTGCCATCACCGGACTTGTGACTGCAGTTACTGTATATAATCAGCTTGTTTGGAGTAATTCCGAAGCTAAAAAATTTGCTGATGAAATTGACGGTATAAAATCAAGGCTTGATACAACTACGCAAGGTATTGAGGATAATTTGTCAGACACTCTTGAACGAATGGACAGCTTGTATGCAGACAATACACTTGTTGACAGTTACCAACAGAAACTTGATGAACTGTTACAGAAAGCTACGCTTAGTCCAGAAGAGCAGGCACAGCTTGAAACCATTGTTACATATTTTAAAAACAATGTTGACGGTTTCAGCGATGTGTGGAATCAGTATGTTACTGTCAGTGCTGACGGCAAAGTACACTTAAATGGTGATTTAGCCGAGGTGCAAAAGGTTATTGACAGTACAATTGATAAATATCAACAACTTGCAAATAGTGCCGCATTAGCTGAATTATCTTCTGAAAATAGCAAAGAACGAATTCTTGCGTCAAAGAAATACAGCAGTGCAAAATCAGATTATAACAACAAGAAAAAAGACCTTGAAAACGAACAGAAAAAACTGAAAAAGTGGCTTGAGAAAAACGGCAAAAGTATGCAGGCTCTTGAAAATTACTATTTTGGTGGCGGTGCTAAAAACGACGCTTTATGGAAAGAGGGCATTGAATACTTCGAGAATATTCAGAGCAAAACAAAATCTCTTGACGGTGCAACAAGTTCGGTAAATAAAGCTGTTGCCGCTATGAACAAACTGACTATGACAGGTGATGACCTTACAGATGTACAAAAGGTTGTTAATGGCAACTATTCAGACGCCGCCGCTGTTCTTATGGCTTACAATGCAGGTCTTATCAGTACAACGGATGTTCAAAATTCGCAGTGGAAATCTTTGAACAATTTGCAAAAAGCTGCAAAAGATACAGGTAAAAACACGGTTCTCGGTCTTGTTGAGGGTACAGACGCATACAAAGGTGCGCTTGTCAAAAACAGTCACGGTCTTGCTTCTATTGTGCTTTCAGAATATGATACCACGATGGGAATTCATTCCCCGTCAACAGAAATGTATGAAAGAGGCGGTTACACGGTTCAAGGTCTTGCAAACGGCATTCGTGACAGAATATATGCCTTGAAAAATCCGCTTGCAAGACTGCTTAGCTTTATTTCAACACATATCAATCCGATTTCAAGCGTTTTCTCAAATGCTTTTGAGGGTATCAAGAGTGCTGTAAAAAAGCCTATGAACGGATTTTTAGGTGTTGTTCAAAACTTCTTAAACAATTTTATAGATCCGTTCAACAGTCTCGGCAGTGCTATTTCAGGCGGAATGAGTACAGCGGCAAAGATTGCTTATGAAGCATTGGGAAGTGTAAACGGCAATGTCGGACTGCCTAACATTACAGTTCCCCGACTTGCCACAGGTACGGTTGTTCCGGCAAATTACGGTGAATTTCTTGCCGTACTCGGTGATAACAAGCGTGAGGCTGAGGTTGTTTCGCCGATTTCAACTATCAAACAGGCACTTATTGAGGCTATGGCAGAGATAGGCTCAACAGGTGACAGCGGTGACATTAACCTTACTGTAAATCTTGACGGCGAAGTGATTTTTAACAACATTGTAAAACGCAACAACGCAGTCAAAAAGCGTCACGGTGTCGGTGCGTTAGGTTAGGAGATGATGACATGGCAAATTTTAAAGGTTATTTAATAAGGTTCCCTAAGAGCGGTAAGCTGTTTCCGCACGAGCTTATTGCAAAGGATAACTACAACGGCACTCCACTCCAAAGAACCGAAATTAAGGCATATCGTGACAGCAACAACCTTCTGCACCGCACTACTTCGCCGAATTACAAGTCGAAAATTGAGTTTACAACCGTTGATGAACTCACCCTTGCACAAATGCAGTCGATTAGAAGTGCTTTGAATAGTTCGTGGGATAACTCTCAACAGCGTAAAATCCGTGTCGAGTATTGGGACGATGAACTTCTTGCATATCGCACAATGACCGCCTATATGCCCGATATCACCTATCAGGTCAAGAAAATCACCAAAAACAACATCATATACAATGCCGTGACTTTCACTTTTATTGAGTATTAAGGGGGTGACAGATTGCTATCCGTTTCAAGTACGCATAAGCAGAAAATCATTAACGAACTTATTTCAAATAAGCTCGAAATCTTTTCATCCGACAGCAAGTTTGATGTCATCACCGAAACCAACATTGAAAGCGAAAGTATGAGCCTTAAACAGTCGATTTGTGACGAAAATAAGTTGAAATTCGGCGGTTGCATTGCTTCCGAATTTAAAATCGGATTGCTGAACACCGTTGACAGAACCTTTGATGTTTCAAAACTTGTCGGTTGTTGGATTTTAGTTAAGCTGACACAAACTTTTCCGTCAGGCTCTCCGATACTGCCGAGTAGTTCATTATATCCAAGCGACACACTCTATCCGGGCGAAGCCGTGACAACAAAGTCGTGGTGCATTTTTAACGGTATGATTGACAAAGCCGAGGTCAATAAAACAGATCAGAACAAAATCAGCATAACCGCCTATGATGTGATTTCACAGCTTTATGAAACCGACTGTACAAACGCTCTGCAAAAGCTCTGGAATAACAATTCTAACAGCACTTCGGTTTATGCACTGTTGGCAATGGTTTCTGAAAAATTTATTAACCTATGCGGTCAACCTGATGCCCATTTTTTATCCGACCGTTTACTTAACGAGGTTATCAACAAGGTTGAGAATCTGACTGTTAAGAATATGAAAATTTTTAACAAAGTATGGCTTGATGATTCCGAAAAGGTTAATTACGGTCAATTGCTTAATTATACAGCGGAAATGCTCGGTGTGTTTGCTTTTGTTAAACCCGATAACCGAAAAGGCGGTAACATTGTTTTTGTCAACCTTGAAACCGATACAACAAAAGCAGAAAAATATGACTTTTACGAGGCATTCAATGCTGATGAAAAGTCAAGCGGTACATACGGGACTGTTGACTTTGCAATCGGAGGTGCTACACGAACCGCAAAGGTGCGTAGCTACAAGTTTTTAGGCGGTAAAACCTATGATATGACAGATAACATTCTTGTATGGCAGGAAAACGATAACGAAGGCGGTGCGTGGATACATAAGTTTGAAAATTTATTTTCAGGCGATACAGGCAAGCGAATACACCATAAAATTTATAAGCCTATCGAGGCAACCCTTGACGGCAGACTGTGGGTTGAACCGGGCGATATGATACAGATTAAATATTATGTAACCGACGCTGACGGCAACTATGCCTATAACGCTGACGGCACTCCGCAAACCGCAACCGTGACATCATATGTGCTGTCAAGAGAGCTTACAGGCATACAGGCGCTCACAGACAAAATCACAGCGAAAGGAGAATAAAAAAATTGAACAAATACACACGAATGAACTGGGAAAACACTCCCTCAACAGCAACTCCGCTGACTGCCGACAACCTCAACCATATGGACGAGGGGATTGAACGGGCAACGGACGGAGCAATTGCACTTGAAACCGAAATAGCCACAGCAAGAGGCAGTCATGATTCACTCGGAGCAAGGCTTGATACGGCCGACGCAAATCTTGCAAGTAAAGCCAATAAATCGACAACGCTTGCAGGGTACGGAATTACGGACGCATATACGAAGGAAAGAACAGACCAAAAACTTGCCCAAAAGCTCAATTCAATGCCGTTCGACAGCGAACCAAAAAATAACAGCCCGTGTTACCTCACAAGCGGTACGGTTTACAATGCTCTGCTTGTGAAAGCAGATAAAACCGCCTTGGCAACTAAATACGATTCGTCAAATATCGAACTTGGTACAGCTACTCTTACTCCGTACTCTACTCAGATTGATAAAATAAAATCTGCAACTTGCCTTTATGAAAAAATTGGCGATATCGTTATTGTAAATGTCACCGTCATTATGAACGCAACATC